AAATTTTATCTCCTATGCAGCGTCACTATAACTTGTATTTGATCCAGTTGCAACATCCGAATATGTATCATTCGATCCAGTTGAAACATTACTATAAGATGTATTTGATCCAGTGTCAACATCGCCATAAGCAAAAATATCTACAGATCCAATGCTAAATGTTGCTGATTGACCGGTTAATCCAACCTGAATATCTGCTATAGATACGGAGCCAACGCTAGCACTAAATGATTGACCTGATAATCCAAGAGTCATATCATTAGGGTCTAAAGTTCCTACACTAGCTGTTGCAGACTGACCTGTTAAATTAGCTACGGCTCCACCTAAACCTATAATCGTACCTAAATTAAATTCTGCAGAAACACCAGATAATACCGCTGCATTGTTTGGTGCGACCGCTGTTCCAAGAGATGTAGACATTGAAAATCCTGTAACATCAACTTGGTTACTAGAGGAACCTGTTGCAGTTCCTTGACTTGCAGTAAATGATAAACCAGAAAGAATCGCTGTTGCATTTGGTAATGTTACAGTTCCTTGACTTGCAGTAAATGATTGACCACTTAAACCTACAACTTGATCTGCAACTGCTACAGCTCCTAATGCAAAAGAAGCTGACACACCAGACATTGAAACATTAGCATCTGATTCTACTGCTAACGATCCAACACTAAATGATGCAGAAACTCCTGATGGTTCTACAACTGCAGAACCTATTCCAGAAGCTGCAGTTGTTGCAGCTGAAAAAGATACACCTGATATAGAAACATCTGCACCAAGACCGATATCTGCTGCAAACTCGCCCCACGCACCTCGGCCATAAGCATTATTGCCCCAACCTTCTATACCTAAATCTGTTTCTATTTGAAGACCTGTAACACTAATAGTTACATCATTAAGATCATTCCAAGCACCATGGTTCCAAGTTTGAGCACCCCAACCTGCTCCTAATTTATCGTTTTCATTCCAATACGCCTGTCCCCAGGTGAATCGTCCCCATCCTGAAGTAGTCGACATGGTCGACCTCCTATGCTAATCTGATTATTGCGCTGCTTGAATCTGCTGTTGGAAATTCTATTTTAAAAGTTCCGTTACTAGCTGTCTTGTCACCACCAAATGCAATTATACAAACAGCATCAGTTGTGCCTGAACCACCGTTTGTTGTTGTGTTATAAATCATTGCACCGTTTGCAGTGAAAGAAGCAGATGAATAAGTTACATCTGAAAAGTCTGTAAAAGCTGTTGTTGAAGTTAATGAAACTCCTGAGTTTGTAAGAGTTGCTCCACCTGCAGAGTATGCAGATCCTGATGTATTAGTAATTTCTTCTGATGTTGAATAGTCTGTTGTAGAGGCACCTAAAGATGCATCACTATCAAACAATGCAAGTTTAAAAGTATGTCCACCTGAAGACTCAAAACTGTGTTTACCTTGTAAAAGTTCTTGTTTAAAACTTGAACATATTGCCGATGTTATTGCCATAATTTATTCTCCTACGGGTTCGCTGAGTTTACCGGTATACGAACAGCGCCATCAGTGTAGTCATCTCTTCGTCTTCTACCAACTTGCTCGTTAGCAAACTTCTGTACCTCTTGTTTATATTTATTTTCGTATAAAGTCAACATATCTACTGGACCTTTTAAAAAGCCATATGCCTCTGATAAACAGCAATATAAAAGCCCGTTTGGAAAATTAAGACTAATATAATTAGTATCATTATTTTCTAAAAGATCAGGCATTTTATTAAAATGAACTCTAAATCTATAGGTTGTATTCGGTGTAGGAGCTACAAAAATTCTACCTGAATTAGTGTCTGCTTCACCTGTGGCACCACCAAACATAGCATAATATTTAGGTTGACCTTGTGCTGCTGATGTTCCTGTTACATCTTGATATTCTTGCAGATAGGTTACATCTTTTTTTTCTAGCCATCTGTTAGCTCCCGTAATTTCTGATCCTGCTGTATCATAAACTTGTATACCTCTAATAAATACAGCTCCTGCAGGACAGTTAATAGATTCTTGCCCAGCAACAAAATTACCAAGTTGTTGTTTTCTATCCGCATCAATAGGCACGTCTCTAAATATTCTGTATTGTGCATTTAAAATAATATTTTCTAAAACAGCATCCGTTAAAACATTAGAATCTGTTTCTGTGTAACTTCTAATTTGTGTTTTTAATCCTGATGCACTTAATCCAGCCATTATTTAATTACCTCTATACAATCTGGACACCTTTTTATAAATCTTAAATGCCTGTCACAATGTTCTTTTTTAACAGCCTCTTCATTTTCATATACCGGAGTGTCTGGTTCCGGAACATGTAGGTATAATTCTTCATGCTCATCTACCTCTTGTCTTTGAGGTTTAAATATATTTTTAATCCAATTCCAAATTTTTTTAATCATGCGCTTACTGTGACTGGCCCTGCTGAAGCTATGTCACCTCCTCCTTCTAATGTTACTGAAGCCGTAACTCCAGAATTAAAAGTATAAGTATTATCATTAACTTTAGTAATTGTATACCCCGCATCTGCATTAATCGTGGCCGCTGGTAAATTTGCAACATTTGAAGCATCTCTAAATTTAACTGTATCGCTAGTAGATCTACCGTGATTTGGTTCATTAACCGTTACAGTTGTTGATCCATTAGTAATGGTAAAAGGATTTAAAGGTAAAAGATTAGGTACAGCAGTTTCTATTCTATCAGGCCTTACGTGTCGTAAAGATATTGAATCACCGTTCATAGGTTTTGGCTCTAATTGCGGTTGTTTTGGTTCAAACTCAGATACATGTACAAATGCACCATTCCATTCTCTAACCATTTCTTTGTACGGAAACTCCATACCAGATCTATCTGATATCGCTCTTGCGTATTTTCCTGTTGCGTATTTTGCCATTATGCTCCTGGGTAATAAGCTTTTGGTGTTATATGCGTGCTAGAAGCAGAACCATCCTCTGCTAAAGCCCTTGCAAACTCATCTTCATAAACTAGTTTCATAGGTTGAATTAAATTTGGCTGATACTTTTGTGATAGATAATATGCAAGTCCTGACACCATACAAGGCACAAATCTAAATGGTACATCAGTTGCATTCGTATAGTCTCCAACATCCTGTATTCTTTTTATAAAAAAGAAATGCATATCTTTAGATGCGTTTGTTGAATCTGGTGTTGGATAAACATGTATTGTAACTTTATCTATAAATCTCTCTACCCAATATTGATTAGGTGTTCCTTTTGATAATTTGTTTGAAAATCCTGCGTATGTAGACCTGTCTACTTTTGTCATTGGACTGTCTGATTGTGTTGTCTGTGTTCGATTAGATCTTAATTGTGCTTCAAGAACATCGGATATTCCAAACACACTAGCTGGATCTGTAGTTGTCGCTGATGTTCCATCGTCACTAGATCTAAAAAAATCATAGTCTGCTTGACCTTCTATAAGATCTAAATTAGTTGAACCTACTTCCCAATAGTGAATACCCCTATTACCCCATTCCTGAAATAAAATATTAAGAGATCTTCTTGCAGATTTAAGTTGGTAACCTGCTACAGAATTTAATCCAATACGTTCAAAAGCATCTTCTATTATTTCTTCAATAGAAAAAGTTTTATCGAATGTAACTGTTCCCGAAGTAGTGTTAGCCATTTAATCTCCTAGCCAGTATAGCCAATAGTAACAGAATCTGTAGTAGTTAAATCTAAATATACTCCTGTTTCAAATCTAATACCATTTCCTGGAACATAAATATCTAAACCTTCGCTACTAAATTTAGCTTGGAATTGTAAAGAACCACCTGTCCCTGTCCCATCGTGTAATTTAACTAAACAGTCACTGCCACCGTGAGCTTGTATGTATGTAACTCTACAAGGCCCGATATTAGTAGAACCACCTGTGATAGTTTTAAAATTACCATCTGCTGTTAGTGTACTAAACTTTTGGTCTGAACTCATATTTTTCTCCTTAAAATTTAAGCATGGGGCCGAAGCCCCATACTAAATTAATTATTAACTTACTGCTGCACTAAAAGGTGTAGCTAAGTTACCAGTTCCACCAGATGTAACTTGAACGCCCCATCTGTTTGCACCGATTGCTTTGCAAGTTATGATTGTTCCAGCTAATCCACCTGTTGTACTACCGTTTAAAGTAATAGTATCAGATGCCGCTGCAGTCATAAAACCTTCACCAGTATCGTTAGTGTCAGTATCAACGATGAGTGCATTACCAGTCATCGTATCGTTAGCGTTAGCAACTTGTAAAATAAAGTCACCAGTTTTAGTTTCTCCAATATATATTTCAAAAGAAGCACCTAAATTGTTCGCTGAGTTTGGATCGTTACCTGGACCTGCAACACCTGAATCAGCTGTTGAATTAATCGCAGGTAAAGTCAAAGTAGCTGCAC